CACCCCGGCACGGAAAGTCCATGCTCGCGTCCCAGTACTGGCCGGCTTGGCACTTGGGCAATTATCCGAAGCACGAATTCATAAACACGTCGTACGCACAGTCGCTGCAGATGGATTTCTCGAGGAAGATCCAGGAACTGGTGAAATCCGAGGACTACCACCTTCTGTTCGGCAATCTCGGCGTGACGAAAAAGAACGAAGCAATCGAACGATGGAGTTTGTATGACTATGATGACAACAAAAGAACGGGTGGAGGAATCCTCGCTGCCGGAGTGGGTGGCCCGATTACTGGTAGAGGTGCCCATATATTCCTCATCGATGATCCCGTCAAAAACCGCGAGGAAGCCGAGTCCGCAACGATACGAGAGACAGCAAAGTCTTGGTACTCCTCGACAGCGTACACAAGGCTCGCACCCGGCGCCGGAATCGTAGTAATTCAGACTCGATGGCACGACGACGACTTGTCGGGCCACTTGCTGAGCGGGATGCGCGAGGCCGAGAAAGAAATGGTCGCGAATGACGGCGAATGGCCGGAAGACGCCGATCGGTGGCGCACAGTCGACTTCCCGGCCATGGCGACCCAAGACGAGAAGTACCGGAAGAAGGGCGAACCGCTCCACGGCGAGCGATATGACCTCAAGGCGCTCCGCAAGATCAAGCGCACGCTGGCTCCCCGGGATTGGGCTGCACTTTACCAGCAGAATCCGCAGGTCGAAGAGGGTGCCTATTTCCAGAAGAAAAACTTCAAATTCTACAAGGTACTGCCGCAGTATCTCGATATTTACTGCTGCGGCGACCTCGCGATATCCAAGAAAGAGCACGCAGATTGGTCTGTGTTCTACGTTGTAGGCAAGGACCACGACAATCAGCTCTACTTCAAAGAGGAATACCGCGGCCGCTGGGACGCCGCGGAGATCGTCGATAAGATCTTCGAGATCCACCGCGATCATCACCCGCGCAAGTTTGGCTTGGAAAAAGGTCAGATATCGCTTACACTAGACGGGTTCATCCGACATAGGAAACGTGAAGAAGGAATCATCGACCTCCATATCGATGAGTTGCCACCGGGCAAGCAAGACAAGGAATTACGTGCGAGGACGATTCAGGGCTTGATGTCTCTCGGACAGGTTTGGTGGCCAGAAGGAGCCCTGTGGGTTGACGATGCTTTGAACGAGTTTCTTCGATTCCCGTCCGGTGTAAAAGATGACCGTGTGGACGCCGCCGCATGGATTGGCAAGATGGTAGCGCACATCATGTATGTTGGGGCAGGCAGGCCGAAGGCCGAGGCCCGAACGAAGACGTGGCGCAAGAAACTTGCCGGGTATGTCGGTAAAAACACCGGCGCTAGTAAGAAACCACACATGGCGGCATAAACATGGCAAAGACATTTAACGCATTTGGCGGCGATCTTATAGAGGACAACAAGCAGGCGCTTGCTCAGATCGACCAGACTCCCGAAGAGTATCTCATCGTAGAAAGGCAGTGGCAGGCTTACACACGAGCCCGCGACGCAGGCCACCTCGATTGGGTTGAGGAAGCGCGCAACTACGACAACTATTACATCGGCGACCAGTGGGACGAAACAACCAAGCAAACGCTTGACGCTCAGGGACGCCCCTACTACTCCATCAACTTGGTGCTCTCGACAGTAAACGCTGTCATCGGCGAGTACATTAAGTCTCGCCAAGATATCAGCTTCGTACCGTCAGGTAAGGGCGCCAACCAGGAAGCCGCGAGTTCGCTGCGGTTCCTGTTCAAACAGATCGCGATCAACAACAAGTCCGAGCAGAAAGAGAAGACTGTCTTCACCGACGGCCTGATCCAAGACCGCGGATATTTCTACTACTACCTCGATTTCAGCGATAACGTAGACGGCGAGATCCGAGAAGAGGTTCTCGATCCCACCGACGTTATCCTCGACCCCGGCGCGAAAGACTACGACCCGGCCACATGGAACGAAGCTTTCGTCAGCCGGTGGATGACGCCAGATCAGATCGGAGCCCTGTATGGACCAGAATTCAGAGACCAGATTGAACTTGCCGCCGCGCACGGCACGTTCGGTCACGATTCACTGGAATGGGAAGCGCCAAACTTCGGCGGCGACCATTTCAACACCGAGCTTTTTCTACAGCCCGACACCGACGAAGTTAAGCGTGTCAAGAGGGTTCGGGTTATCGAGCGACAGTACCGACGGCTGACCCGCACCGCTTTCTTTGTTGACAATCCTACAGGCGACATGCGACATGTGCCTGAGGGTTGGACCGACGAGCGCGCCAAGGCATTTGCATTTCAGAATGATCTCTCGATTATCTGGAAGCCTGAGCGCCGGATTCGTGTCACGATCACCGCCGACAAGTTAATCCTTCACGATGGCTGGAGCATGTTCTCCAAGATCAGCATCGTCCCGTTCTTCCCGTACTTCCGCCGCGGCCGTCCGTTTGGTCTGGTGAGAAACTTGGTGGATCCGCAGGACATGCTGAACAAGGTCACGTCGCAGGAACTGCACGTTGTCAACACGACCGCAAACTCAGGCTGGATGTTCCAAACTGGGTCACTGGTTAACATGGATCGTGATGACTTAGTTCAGCAGGGATCGAAGACCGGTCTCGTACTCGAATACGCCGAAGGCGCAGAAGCACCCGAGAAGATCCAACCGAACCAGATCCCGAGCGGATTGGCAGAAATCGGATCGAAGGCCGGTATGTTCTTCCGCGAGATCAGTGGCGTCAACGAGGCGCAACTTGGGATCACGCGCTCTGATTCGAGTAAAGCGCTGGATTCGCGCAAGCAAGGCGGCATGATCCAGCAAGAGATCATATTCGACAACCTGGCGCTCACCCGGACCTTACGTGCGGAGTTCATGCTCGAATTGGTGCAGAACTACTACACCGAAACCCGGCTGATCCAGATCTTCTCGAAAAACGAGGATGGCGAGGACGAGCAGTCCGAACTGCATATCAACCAGCCGGTCATGGTGCTCGACGAAGAGACGCAGGAAGCCGTGGAGCAGATCAGGAACGATATGACGCTCGGCGAGTATTCGGTTGTCATCAATACAATTCCGAGAAGGGAGACGTACGACGAGGGGCTGTTTGATCAGCTGCTCTCGATGCGCGAACAGGGCGTGCAGATCCCCGATCACGTCCTTATCGAGCACTCGCAGCTGCCGGACAAGGCAGACGTCGTTGAGATCGTCAAGCAGATTCAGGGTCTCGCCGCCCCGTCGCCGGCCGAGCTCCAGCGGCAGGCACAGCTCGCTGACTTGGAAATGAGGCTGCTGGGCGCGCAGGTCATGAATGAAGAGGCGCACGCGATCGAGCGCAAGGCCAACGCAATGAAGTTGCAGGCACAAGCCGGCGAAGCGCAGCAGGCGCCAGAGATCGCCAAACTCAAGATCGGCTCCGAAGCCCGGGTCGAAATGGAGCGCATGGGATCGACTGAGAGGTCGAATAACAACGACTTGGCAACAAGAATTCGCATTGCGAGTGGAAAAGAGAGTACAATGAGGGATATCTCGCAGAACGAGTCGATGACCCAACGCAACGTAGCCGGCTTGAACCGCATGGCAACGCTGCAGAAGTCGTTGATGGATTTGAGAAGTAAAGCGGAAGACCGCAAGGCCGTGGCTGCACAGCCGAAAGCTAGCGATAAAAAATCGCCCAAGAAGGCGTAAAACGGAGTAACACATGAGTAAGAAACCGGTTGATGACGGGCTGGCGGCTGACGCTGCGCTCGCCGTAGAACACACCCCCGAACGCGAAGCAGAGCAACGCTCTTGGTTTGGCGGCGACGTCGACGACATCGATAACGAGGACTTTGACGCTCTCGATGATGGATCCGATCTCAATTTCAAGCCACCGGCTGATGACGACGACGGCGACAAGGACCCCGAGAAGGACCCCGAGAAGGACCCCGAGAAGGACGATGACGATGCTAAAAAAGATCCTGATGATGATTCCGGAGATCCCGACGGTGATGACAAGGATGACGATGATCCTGCTGGAGACAAGGTCGATCCCAAAGACGGGGATGGAGACGGCAAGGACACTGACAAAGATGCGGATGCGGATGACTCAGATCAAAAACCGGCGCCGCAGGGAATCCCAAAACACCGATTCGACGAAGTAAACGAACGCCGCAAGGCAGCCGAGACTGAGAATGCTCAGCTGAAAGCGCAGATCGAAGCCGGCAAGGACCCCGTAGAGAAGGAAGAGCCGTTTGACTTCCGCGCGAACGAGAAGGAGTATATGACCCTTCTGCTCGACGGTGACACCGACGCGGCCCTCGCCAAGCGTGAGGAGATCGACGCGGCCAAGGAAGCAAAATGGCGCACCGACGCGAAGGTCGAGACAAAGACCGAGCTCACTGACGAAGCCGCGACTACGGAGCTACTGGCTCTGTCGCACGAGGCCGAGAACATGTTCGACGTCTTCAACCCCGAGCACGAAGACTACAATCAGGCCATGCTCGACAAGGTCTTGGTGTTCATGAAGGGCTACGTGGCCGCTGACAACACCATGTCTCCGGGCGACGCCTTCGTAGCCGGCTTGGCTGACGTGGTCGAAATGTATGATCTGATGCCCGAGGATCCTGAGAAGGACCCCGAGCCCAAGAAGGATCCTGAGCCGAAGCCGACTGGCGATTCGAAGGTCGACCCGAAGAAGAAAGACCTGAAAGACAAGGCGCACCAGCCGGTTGGTGGTGAGGGGGCTGCATCAGCAGACGCCGGCGCCGTTGTTCCGGATGTCGAAACCATGACTGATGAAGAGCTCGACGCCCTTCCTGAGAAAACACTCGCAAGACTGAGAGGAGATTTCGTATGAACCTCACGATAGCCATACCTGTGGAGCAGGAGCAGCGCATCCTGGACGCACTCAAGACCACGCTGATGACTGAACCCGAGGGGGGCGTTAAGAAAGCGCACTTCAAGGTGTGGGTCATCCAGCAGATCAAGGAAATGGTCCGCCAGTCCGAAAGGCAGGCCGCATCCAAAGCGGCTGCTGACGCCCACGTCGCCCCTGATCTGACGTAAAATAATCGTGCATCCGGGTTGACAATACCCCGGCCCGGGTGCATAATTCAATTTCGTCCTACGCTCCGGACGTAAAACCTGACAGCGGAGCCGACCTCCTAAAAAGCGGAACAACGTCGCCCGACGGTAAAGTAGGGAAAACCCGCACAGTGATGTGCATACTTTTTTGTTTCGTTTTTAATTTTTGGAGGACACTATGTCCGTTACAAACTTTAATGCGCTGACTGATGAGCAGAAGACCGTCTGGTCTCGTCAAGTTTGGAAAGCTGCACGCAACCTTGCGTTCACTACCAAATTTACGGGCAAGGGCGCCAATGCCATGATCCAGCGTATCACGGAGCTCACGAAGTCTGAGAAGGGAACTCGCGCAGTACTGACATTGGTCGCTGATCTTGAAGGCGACGGTGTTGGCGGTGATAACCAGTTGGAAGGCAACGAAGAAGAGATCAAGGCTTACGACCAAGTAATCCAGATCGATCAGCTTCGAAATGCCAACCGGCACAAAGGTAAACTCGCCGACCAAAAGTCTGTCGTGAATTTCCGAGAGAACTCTCGTGACGTTCTGGCATATTGGCTGGCCGATCGTATCGATCAGCTTGCTTTCCTGACCCTTTCGGGCGTTGCTTACACCAGCACGAACCGCGGCACGACTCGTACCTCCAGTACGTTTTCGAACCTCGACTTCGCCAGCGATGTGAGTGCCCCGTCAACCAACCGCCATCGTCGGTGGGATGCAACTTCTGGCTTGGTCGCCGGCGCAACGGCTTCTGTCGCTGCTGCTGACACTCCGAGTTGGGCGATGCTGGTTGAGCTCAAGGCTTACGCCAAGGACAAATACGTCCGCGGAATCAAGGGACCGGGTGGAGTCGAATTCTACCACGTGTTCATGAACCCGCAAGGCATGGCCAAGCTGCGGCAGGATCCTGACTACCTGGCAAACGTACGGAACGCTGGCGTTCGTGGCGGAAGCAACGAACTGTTCAAGGGAACCGATACGGTCATGGTTGATGGTCTGATGATTCACGAATATCGTCACGTTTACAACACTCAGGGCGCCTCTAGTGGTTCTAAGTGGGGTAGCGGCTCGACGGTTGACGGACAACGTACTCTGATGTGCGGCGCGCAGGCGCTCGGCATTGCAGACATCGGCGCTCCGGAGTGGGTCGAGAAAGGCTTCGACTACGACAACCAGCAAGGCGTCAGCATCGGCAAGATGTTTGGTTTCTTGAAGCCGGTTTTCCGTTCACAAATCGACGCAAGCGACGAAGACTTCGGTGTTATCGTTTGCGACACTGCGATCTAAGGGAGATAAATCATGTCTACACAAAATGATCTCGCACAGGGCGAAGCCCAGACTCGTAGCTACGTACTGGCTGTTTCGGCTGGTTTCTCGTACGATGACTTCACGGACGCCGTAGGGCTGCCGTTTTGCACGCTGCCGATCGGCGCGCGAGTCCTCGGTGGGTATGTTGACATCGTCACAGCATTCGACAGCACGTCTTCGGATACGCTGATCGTCGGTGATGCCTCAGATCCAAACGAGTATATCACTGCGCTTGACGCGCAGGCCATCGCCATCACGGAGTTCTCGCTGTCGAACTTGTTCGACGCTGCGGGTGCCATCACCCCGGCCATCGTAGCCGCATCAGACGAAATTCTGATCACGGTCACCGCTGGTACGGCTGACACGGCAACTGCCGGTGTTGGTACTGCTTGCATGTTCTACTTCGACGTCACCAAGGCCGACGAGAACTACGAGTAAGCGCTCGTTTCACCACAACAACCCCACCCGGCATTTCGTCGGGTGGGTTCTATTAATAAGAGGAATCCCGTCATGCCCATGATGAAATCCCCGTTTGACCAGACAGTATCTTCGCTCCACGGCCATTGCTTGGTTTTCACAGCGAATGAACCGCTGCACGTACCCGACAAGGTTGTGGCCGAGTGCTTGAAAGTGGGCATCCAGCTCACCGACAACACACCGGCTCCAGTGCTAGTGGTAGCCCCTGAGGAAAAGAGCGACAATAAGGATGATGCGGAAGCTGAATTCAAGGTTGCCCTCGATGGAGCGCTACTGGCGATTCTGACCCGCAATGACCCAGCTGATCTGAAAGCAGACTTATCGCCGAAGCTCAACAAGGTCGTGGCAGAAATGTCACCGGAGCTGCGACGCCCGACCGCAACGGAAGTGTCCGATGCGTATCAGCGTTTGCAGGAGAACATTGATTTAGCGGAGTAAAGCATGTCAGCCACGGTACAAAGCGTAATCGACACGATTCGGTTTACGATCCATGACACCAACGCATCAACATATCGTTGGACAGATGCTGAGCTGCTTGACTACATCAATGCAGGCAGCCGCCAGATCGTTACCATTGTCCCCGAGGCTAACATCACCGACGCAATACAGACGATCACCAACACGATCGCCAAGCAAGCATTACCGACAGGGGGCATTAAGTTTATCAAGGTGCTGAACAACGTCAGTCCGGCTGATGGCACCACGATAGAAGGACCAGTTCGTCAGGTAGAAAAGGACGCGCTGGACTCGTACGACCCGAATTGGGAGTATGACACTACGATCAAGGCTGTCGCTGCGGCGGTGGACTTCTTCGATCACTTCTGTCATGACCCGCGGGACAAGAAAGCGTACTACGTCTATCCGCCGGGTAGCACGACTGTGTACGCGAATGTTCAATACTCGGCCATCCCGACTGTTATGACGGCGGTGGGCGACACCATTCCGCTCGACGACGAATACTTGGAAGCGTACAACACGTATGTTACCTACCGCGCGCTCACTAAAGAGTCTCGCGACACGTTGCCGAGCGCTTACAGGCAGGAGCTCTGGAATAACTTCCTCACTTCGCTTGGGCAGAAATTACAGGCTGATCAACGCGTCAGCCCTGAACAGAACCAGCCGCCGGAGGCCCCGTAATGACCGTCGCCATCAGCACAATGCTACCAGAACTCAGGGTAGAACTGCCGGGGATCCCGGTGCCCATCTTGAACGCGGCACTGTTCCGAGTCATCCGCCAATTCTTTTGGGAGTCTGAGGCATGGAAGTACACCTACGATAACGGGCTCGACTGGACGCTGAATCAGCTCGCAGTTGAAGCTCCCGTTGCCGGCACTGACATCCCGGCCAAGTGCATGGTGAAGCGTGTCGACACGATCTTGTACGACAGCGACGGCGACAGCTGGGATAGCGAGATACCTTTCGCGTCGCGTGACGAGCTCGACCGCGCCAACCCCGACTGGTACACAGAAGTCGGCTCGTCTCCGACTGCTTGGACCCACGGCAACGATGGGGCTGCGTTAATTATTCCGCAGGTAGCTGCGACGGTAACGACTGCTTTACTAATCCGCGCGGTTATAGCGCCGATCTTTACTTTGGTCGCTGACACGCTGCCGGACTTCCTGTACTATGAGTTTGAGGAAACTATTAAGGCTGGCGTTCTCGCTCAACTGATGAAGCAACCCGACAAAGACTGGACTGACATTCCGATGTCCCAGTTCTACGGTCAAGCACACACGGCCGGGATGATCAAAGCCAAATCGAGAGCCCAAGCTGACTACGGTCAACCCAAGGACACGATGGCTTATGGCGGGATTTAGAATAGATTCGTTTCGTGGTCTGCGCCCGCGGATCACTGCTAAGAAACTGAAAGCCGGCGAAGCCGTAACTGCTCAGAATCTGAAACTGGGCTCCAATGACTTGGAGCCGATACCTGACAAGACGACTGATCAGGCAGTTGGCAGTGGCCGGACCTCACGCACGATTTTCAAGTTCGACAATGCAGGATCACCGCTCTGGTTTGAGTGGGATGATTACGTAGACGTCGTTCGCGGTCCTGTGAAAGATGACTCGCTTGAGCGCACGTACTACACCGGCGACACCTTCGGAAGCGGCGCCCCGAAGATGACAACCGTTGATCTTGCAGACGTAGGCAACGGCGGGCCGTACCCCGAAGAGTGGTTGTATATCGGCGTCCCGGCACCCGCAACGGCGCCGACAGTATCACCTACCGATCTGCCGGAAGACAAGACCCCCGGCACCCGGCTTGCCGAGTACCTGAACACGGACTCGGTGTTCATCGATCAAGTGAAGTGGACAGTCTATCCCGGCACCGGCACGCGCGACACGGTATGGAACCTGAACACCGGTGCACGCGGCGGTATCATATTCGACATTCAGCCGGGTACTTCTTTCCGGGTGAAGTCAGTCGTCAGCAACAACAAGGTCACTCTCGAGTCAGCTACTGAGCCTGGCATTACGATGCGCACGCGCAATAGCGACAAGACGACGATCCACGACTGGCAGCCGATGGACAACAACGGCTCGACGCAGGAAGCTGACTTCCTCGGCTGGCGCGTCCCACCGGGCATGGAAGTCCGGATCATCGACCACAACCTGAACGTCGGCGACGTGATCGTCGTGTCTGCGCTCAATCGCTTCATCGAGTTTTACGCAGCACTCACTACTGATTTCAACGAGTCGGATTGGGCCGTAGAGTCGCAGATCGATGATGGCGCCTCACCCTTCTATCAGGTGCTCGACGCAGAGCTCACCGGCGAAACATGGGCCGGCGAAGGCATATGGCGGCTGTCTGGCTCGTTCTACTACGATGTCAATCGTTCAGCCTCTGATTCCAGTGAGCTCGAAGATCGCTCGTATGTCTATACGTATGTCAACGAGTTCGGTGAAGAAGGTCCGCCGAGCCCCGCATCCGCCGCAACACCCTTACTGGACGGGCAGTCGGTCTTGATTTCAGCTCTGGATCTGCCGCCTACCATTGGGTACAACGTAAACCTAGTTCGCCTGTACCGTACCAACTCTACGGAAGCTGGCACTGAATACCAGTTTGTGAAAGAGTTCTCTGTGGCGCGCACTACGCGCGACGACGTGCTCAGCAAGAACCTCGGCGAGGTTATCTCGACGACAACGTGGGATCCGCCTGACCCGCTGATGAAGGGTATCATCGCGCTCCCGAACGGCATCTTGGCCGGCTTCGCTGGCAAGCAGCTGTACTTCTGCGAGCCGTACTTCCCCCACGCATGGCCGGCTGAGTACGACCAAGCAGTGGACTTCGACATAGTCGGTCTGTCTGCATTCGGCAACTCAATCGCCGTCATGACGAAAGGGTGGCCGTACATCGTTACCGGTTCGCATCCGCGCAACATGAACGTGCGCGCTATCAAGGTTAACCAAGCGTGCCTCTCGAAAGAGGGCATCGCAACAGACGGGGACCGGGTGTACTACCCGTCGCCCGACGGTCTGGTAGAGATCAGCGTGAATGGCATCGGAGTCAAAACGGAGTCGCTGCTCGACCCGAAAGACTGGATGTCGTATCTCCCAGCCACAATGGTCGGTGAGTTCTACGAGGGCCGGTATTACGGCTTCTGGGACTTCGATGTTTCCAGCGTCGACCCGGTCATCACCGCAGAAGTTTCTGGCACCGTCACTGACTGCGACGAGGCAGACATTGTAAACGGCCTCAAGACGATCCTCATCACTCTGACGAACGAAGTGTGGGTTGCCGAGGGTGTGTCGTTCAACAACCAACGCTCAGCGATAATCGCAGGTTTGGACTGCACAACCGACCAAACGCTTGGGTGGAACAACATTCTGCGTGATGGTGAGTTGGGCGTAGGCGACGTAGTTCGCACGAGCGATACGGTTTGCACGATCACCCTGCCGACCGCTTCCGGGTACGCTATCACTTCCGAAGAGAAGGTGGTCTGCACAGTGCCAGCAGCTGCCATGCTCCTCACGAACGATGCGATAATCGCCGGCTCAACCTTCCGGATCCAACCGCAGGAAGCCGTGGCTACAGTTACGCTGACAGGTACGCTTGATGGCGCGTCAGAGGCCAACGTCGTCTCCGGTGGCAACACGATCATCATTACGCTCACGAATGACACGTGGGTCACTACTCTTACCGACGCGATAAAGCAGCTCATAGTCGACGGCTTGGTTGCTGGATCGAACGAAGTTAATGGCTGGAACGACACTGTCCCGCAGCTGATCACAGCAGCCGATGACGTTGTACGTACAAGTGACCTCATCGTCACCGTCACGCTCCCAGCTGTTCCGCTGTACTCCGTAACGGCGAACGAATCTATTTCCGCAATCGTGCCATACCAGTCGCTGACTACTCAGGAAAACCTGGATTCAAATTCTGGCAACTCGCTGGGCATCATCGCAACCGGAGTAGCCACCGCGCTGTTCGGCGGCAACATGATAGCCTCAGTCACAGAGAACGAGATTGTCGCAGGCGCCAAGGTGCTGACGATCACGCTCACGAATGATACGTGGATAGCGGCCGGCACTGGCCCGATCGGCACAACCGCACAGACGCAGTCTATTCTCGATGCGCTGCTCGCCACGACCGATCAAACACTCGGCTGGAATAACGTAGTTGGCCCGGGCATTGAAACTGCTGACCTCGTCCGTACGTCGTCCACCGTTGCCACGATCACGTTCGACGCGGAATCAACGTACTCTATCGCGACCAACGAAACCATAGGGGCTACTTTTCCTGCCGACGTATTCACTGCGGCCGGAGTCATCGTCTGTTCCAACACATTCGCTGTCACTGCTCAGACCCCAGTCACTGCGGCACTCAGTGGCACAGTTACTACGGCGGACGAAGCCGACATCGTTACTGGCGGCAAGACGCTCATCTTGGAGATCAGTGATGACACATGGCTTGCCGCGGGCACTGGCCCGATCGGCAGCACGGCCAACTCACAGGCAATCATCGACGGGCTCACCGCGGCGACCTCACCGGCCAATGGCTGGAACAACGAGATCCGCGACGGTTCACTCGGCCCCACGGACATTGTCCGCACTAGCGACACGGTTGCCACGATCACTTTACCTGCCGATGCTCAGTACGATATCAGCGCAGACGAAACGATCACAGCGACCATACCTGCGGCAGCCTTGAATATAAGCGCCAGTGCGGTGGTTGCTGCGCCTACCTTTGATATAACGTACAACGCACCGGTCTCAGCTGTGATCACTGGTACGCTGGACGAGTCTACGTCGAGCAACATCGTCATCGGCGGCAAGACGATCATAATCACGCTTACGAACGATACGTGGGTAGCCAGTGGCGCCGCGTTCAACGCAATACGCGCAGACATCATTGCAGG